GCCGCGAACAAGCTAGTTAGCCTCGTAGACAGCCAAGAGATCGAAAGGGCTGACGAACTGCGTATGAGAGCCGCAGAAGCTATCCTAAATCGTGTAGGTTTGGGCAAACAAGAGACATTGAACCATAATGTACAGGCAGTTCACGGCGTTGTCCTGTTGCCGCCTAAAAAAGAGGTAATTATTGATGGCTGAACTAGATGAATACGATAAGTTTCGTAAAAAATTTAATGAAGGATTTCGTAAAATTACAAAATCAGAAGTAGACGACTTGTCCCCTAAACAACGTCGTATTTATGATGCTATTGTTGATAATCAAAATATTGCCGCTGTACCAAAAGGTAAATCTCGAAATACTCTTATCAACAGTAGTGTACGTCTTCGTGAATTTGACTCAGAAACATTCAAACCAGTAAAGCAACCCGTTTTTCGTTCTTCAAAAAAGGCGATGGACAAACGCAGGGCTGAAGCAAACGAGTATAAAACCGACCTAGATTTTCCGGGAGCATCAAAAGGGTATAACACAAAACTTGGTATAAACGTACCAAAGCCAAAGCCTCGAACAGCCCCGTCTGAAGGAAAAGCACATGGTGGTATGGTACATCGAGGTCGTAAAGCCTCGTCAAGTTTTGAAAAGGGCTAAATTATGCGGAGTGACGCAGAAATACGTAAAATTGCTATGATAAACTTTAGCAACCTAACGTCGGAAGAGCAGGATCATTTTAATCTTAACCTGAAACCCGGCAGTCCTAATTTTAGAACATATCGCTCATCGCACAGAGGTCGCTCTGCAGCGGGTAGCGCAGAGAAGTAGCCGTGCCTCGTAAACGCAAACTGGTTCCCCCACCACCCCAACCTGAAGGCCAGCCACGAGGCCGTGGGAGACCTAAGAAGGCCCCTGACGCACCTAAAGCAGAGTATCGTACCTCTGCCCAAGAACGTGCCCGTCGCAGCGTTCGTATGAAGTTGAAGAACGCACAGCGGTCTGCTAAAACCCAAGAACAAAAAGTCCAGTCTAAACGTCAAAAAGTAAAGAAGTTAAAGACGGCTGCTACAAAAGTTGAAAATGCTATTAACGGGGAGAAGTCCCGTGTTGTTGATCAAGGAGATTTAAATGAACTTCCACCTTCTGTATCTGACCTTATCGATGAAACTCCGGTCATATTTAAACCTAATGCTGGACCTCAAGAAGAATTTCTTTCAGCAAGTGAACAAGATGTATTATATGGTGGTGCAGCAGGCGGAGGAAAAAGTTTTGCTTTGCTGGCTGACCCTCTTAGGTATTGTCACAATAGCAATCATCGGGGGCTTCTTCTCAGGCGCACTCTGGATGAGTTAACCGAACTAATAGACAAGTCCAAACAGTTGTACCCCAAAGCGTTCCCGGGTGCACATTTTAGAGAATCGAAATCCACGTGGCATTTCCCTTCCGGGGCAACCATGTGGTTTACCTATCTAGATCGAGACAAAGACGTAACACGTTTTCAAGGTCAGGCTTTCAACTGGATAGGCGTTGACGAAATCACACAGTATCCGAGTAGCTATGTTTGGGATTATTTACGCTCACGTCTCCGTTCTACAGACCCCGAATTACAAAAGAATCTCAATATGCGGTGCACTGCTAACCCCGGTGGCGTTGGTGGCTGGTGGGTCAAGAAAATGTATATTGATCCTCATGAAGAAAATAAACCGTTTCCTGCGTCAGACCCGGAGACGGGTAAGCCTTTTTTATGGCCGGAGGGTCATGAGAAAGCAGGACAGCCGTTGTTCTACCGTAAGTTCGTCCCCGCACGGCTGACCGACAATCCCTACCTCATGGCAGATGGTCAATACGAGGCCATGTTGAGGTCGCTCCCCGAAGTCGAGCGTAGACGGCTTTTAGAAGGTGATTGGGACGTGGCGGAGGGAGCGGCCTTCCCAGAGTTTTCACGAGTGCGTCATGTTGTTGAACCGTGGGAGGTTCCCACGAACTGGCCACGCATCCGTGCAGCCGACTACGGTTACTCTTCTCCATCTTGTGTCTTGTGGGGTGCAATCGACTGGGACAATAATATCTGGGTTTACAGAGAACTGTATGTAAAACACTTGACAGCAGAGCAACTGGCTGATAAAATATTAGAATGTGAGGAACTAGACCCCGAACCACATTACACAGTCTTAGATGCCTCATGTTGGAATAAAACAGGAATGGGACCTTCCATTGCAGAAACAATGATGAGGTCCGGGGTACGTTGGATTCCATCAGACCGCAACCGTCTTCAAGGAAAAATGGAAATACACAGGCGGCTTGCTGACGACCCGTATTCTAACGAACCACGCATTCGAATTTTTTCCAGTTGTAAACAGATTATCGCACAACTATCGGGCATACCCCTCTCTAAAACTAACAGTGAAGACGTAGACACAAAGGCAGAGGATCATGCCTACGATGCGTTGCGATATATGGTTATGACCCGCACTAGCGGATACACTTCAATACATAAGACGCTGCAGGGCATCAAAGACCAAGCCTTCCAGCCCTTTGATAGTACGTTTGGTTACTGATGGCAACAGATTATACAACAAAAATTGCAAACGGTACGATTACTGTTAAGGAAGCATTTGAAGCTGTATTAGCTAAAAAGCTGACGGATAGCAATAGAGAGAACATTGGAGGCTTGTACAAGGCTATTTCAGAAGAAGGGGTTGATTTGGACGCTCGCTATTTTGATGTGTACAACACTAAAGAGTTTGCAGAGGCGTTTGACTATAGTACTAACAAAACAGGCGTACATCGTTACAAAGAATTTGGGGCCTTTGAAACTCAATTTAAAGGTCTTGCAGATACCAGCGGAAGAAACGTACCATATAACAAGCTATCGGGTGCTAATGGTATTGCCAAAACAAAATTTGGCTTAACAGGCATTCAAATACGAGTTGCTGATCCGATGCGGGGAACTGTTCCCTCAGACAGTCTCGACACGATTTACAAAGAGGCTTTTGCAAAAGATTCTTACACCGTTATAGACACGAAAACAGGTAAAGAAAAAACAATTATCATTGATTCAGAAGCACGTGACTATCTTATCTATGAAAAGTACACGGGACAGCGAGTTGAAAGTAACATCGGTCCTGACGGTTTAAAAATAAACGACATTAACTTTTTTACTGATGAAAATGGCCAGATTGTTGCAGAAGTAAGGGCTAAACAAGTTGCTAATAAAACTCGTCCAGAAGCAACATACACAGGCGAGTTTGCTGAATTTTTGAGAAATAAAGTTGAGCGGGCAAAGGCAAACCTACCTGCAGACACAGATTTTAATAACGTAAACTTGTTTCAAACAACTCCGGGTAAAGTTACAAGCCTGTGGAATACTACTATTCGTCCTAAACTAGAAGCCAAGCATTCTAATCAACTTCCTGCAGGTAAACAAGGCTCGCATTCATCTATTCGTAAAATTTTAGCCCGTCAACTACGTGTTGAATTTAAGTTTCCTCACGATGCTGTAAAAGCATGGATGGGCCATGCTGGGATTGGCGTAGACTCTAGCGGGGATATTTTAACTGAAAGCTATACAGGGGCTGTTGCAGATGACCGCATCGGCGGTATGACGAACGTTTTGATTCAAAACGATGCTCGTAATTCAGGTTTTTCCAGTGTAAACTCGATGTTCAATAATAGAGGTATTTCGTATTCTCAAGAAATAACGTTTCCTGCCCCTTCTAAAAAAGTAACAGCAAATACCTACAATGTTGCAGACCCCCCTAATACTGGAACACCTATAACAGAGGGCGAACTTAATGAGCGTAGTGCTTTAGCAAATCAGCGGGCTGTTGAAATCAATTTTGCTACTGAAAGAAGAAGTCAGGAGCTTTCAGAACTTCGCAACCAAAGAGCAACAACAACAACCGAGCCAACACCCCCGCAACCTGAAGATACTTTTAGCGAGGAAACCCGCGCAAAACTAGAAGCACGAGGCCTTTCAAAATACTTTAAAGGTTTGATAGGCTTGACTGCTGGAGGTTTGACAGTAAGTTCGTTTGTTGAGGATGCAAGTGCTTTTGCTGCTGAGACTGCTGCAGAAGCAGCTTTGACGGCTCTTAAAGTTCCTGCAGGTATTGCAGGTGGTGCAGTTGCCGCTATGCAACCCTTTGCTGCAGGAGAGGATTCAGATATTTATCCAGAGATGAGGGACTCTGATGACACAGTATACGAACCTATGCCATCAGATGACATGTCAACAAGAGTTATCGAGCCAGACACTGGCTTTTTAGACATTGACAGGGTGCCCGAAGCCGCCCCCGTTGATGAAGACCAAGGCTTCTTATCTAGATAACTGGGAGAGTACCATGAAGAACAACTATAACTTCGGTGCAGCTTACATTATGTCATCTGACGAAACTTCTGTTGATGATCAAATGGGTGCTGATAAACTGTATCGTGAAGGTCTCGAGTTTGACACTCGTGCTAAAACTGATGTTCTAACGGAAGACATGCCAAAGAAACAAACAAAAACTGCTGTCGATCCGTCTGTCATGAAAATGGCTGAAGAACGCGATTATTAAGATATGTCAGAAGATAATTTCCTACAACCAGCGGACGATACTCCGGTATCTGTTGTAAACCCGGAAGAATTTATGCCGGGACTTGCCGGGTATGTTAGAAGCAAGTTTGAAGAAGCCGAGAATGGTCGGTTTTCTTACGAACAACGCTGGCTACAAGCCTACAAAAACTTTAGGGGTGTTTATGATTCGACTACCCAATATCGTGACTCTGAGAGGTCTAAGGTATTTGTTAGAATCACTAAAACTAAAGTTCTTGCAGGTTTTGGTCAGATCATTGACATCCTGTTTGCAAACAAGAAGTTTCCTATTTCCGTGCAATCTACTCCCAAGCCAGAAGGCATTGCGGAGTTTGCTCACATGGAGACTCCCCTCGATCAGGTTGCAGACCCCTTCGGGTTTCCGGGGGATGGTCGAGAACTGCCGCCGGGTGCTACACAAGCAAACGAGCCTGACGACTTTCTAGGCGGTTTACAAGAAGAACTAGGAAAACTTCCTCTGGCTGAAGGAAAAGCTCGATTGGGCGAACCGCAGATTAGTCCTGCACGTGAAGCGGCTCGCCGTATGGAAGAGGTTATTCACGATCAACTTTTAGATACGAATGCTGTAAACGTTTTACGTAAGTCTGTGTTTGAGTCATGTTTGCTTGGCACAGGAATTGTAAAAGGACCTTTTAATTTTAATAAAAGGATTCATCAATGGGAGCGTGGCGAAGATGGGGAACGTGAATACGTCCCCTACGAGAAGGTAGTGCCTCGCATTGAAATGGTTTCAGCTTGGGACTTTCACCCCGACCCTTCTGCCACTACTATTGACGACTGTGAGTACGTTATCGAACGTCATCGTATGAACCGTCAACAACTTCGTAGCCTCATCAAACGTCCATACTTTGACGCGATGGCTATTCAGGAGTGTTTAGCTAAGGGGCCAAACTACGAAGATAAGTATTACGAAGACACTATTCGTGAGGACGAAACCGAACCTTACGTATCCGAAAGTCGATACGAAGTTTTAGAATACTGGGGCGTTCTAGACTCCAAGATGGCTAAAGAAGCTGGCCTCGAAGGTGCGTCAGAAATGTCTGAGTTTGACGAACTTCAAGTAAATGTTTGGGTTTGTGGCGGTCTGGTTATTCGTTGCGTTCTCAACCCTTTTACACCAGCCCGTCTTCCATATCAAGTTTTCCCGTACGAAGTAAACCCATATCAACTGTGGGGTGTTGGCGTAGCGGAAAACATGGAAGATGCTCAGAAGTTGATGAACGGACACGTTCGTATGGCTATCGATAACCTAGCACTTGCTGGCAACCTTGTGTTTGATGTGGATGAGGCTAGTCTTGTACCGGGTCAAAACATGGATATTTTCCCGGGTAAGATTTTCCGTCGTCAATCTGGAGTTACCGGAACAGCAATCAACGGTCTAAAGTTTCCGAACACTGCTGGCGAAAACCTTCAGATGTACCAGATTAGCCGACAACTTGCGGACGAAGAAACGGGTATTCCGTCTATCGTGCATGGTCAAACGGGTGTAACAGGCACGGGTCGTACTGCAGCAGGTCTATCTATGTTGATGGGTTCTGCTGGCTTGTCAATGAAAACTGTGATTAAAAACATTGATGACATGCTGTTGAAGCCTTTGGGAGAAGCGTACTTCCAGTGGAACATGCAGTTTAACGATGAAAGTCCTGACATTGTAGGCGATCTAGAGATCAAACCTCGTGGGGTTGCCGCAGTTATGCAGAAGGAAGTTCGCACCCAGCGATTGACTGCCCTTCTTCAAACTGTTGCAAATCCAATGCTGGCTCCGTTTATTAAGATTCCAAACTTGATGCGCGAACTGGCTATCTCTCAGGACATCGATCCAGACTTGCTTGTAAACGACGTAAACGAAGCACAACTTTATGCACAAATGTTAAAAGGGATGATGGCTGATGCACAAGCAGGAGCAACTCAAGAAGCTGGGGCCGCTAATGGAGAACCCGGCGGCATGGGCGGGGCTGGAGGAGTACCTCCAAGACCTGAAGGAAGTGACCCATCGGGGTCTGGTAACGGCACAATCGGAGTCGGAACTGCGCCAACTGCAGGGGAAGGCGGCTTTACTGGAAACGCTCCTGAACCTCAAGAGTAATCACAACGCACTTGTAAAGGGAACACAAAATGTCGAACAGGCAAAGGACTATGGGATTTAGGTATGCGGGGGCTACTCCGCTTACACCAGAGGAGTACAGTTCTTCATTTGTTAATTATTATAACCAGTTTCTCGGTCTTCCAAGTTTAAAAGACGATACTGACGTTGGAGTTGATGATCCTGAGAACATAACTGAGTTGAGACGACCCGGAGAAGAGACTTCAGGCGGAGATCGTGATGATATTTTTTCAGGTGCCGGAACTCCCTCTGATGTTAGAGGTCTCGAAGTAAAAACGGGTTTAGGAAGTTTTGCTGGAAATACTTATGGAAGCTATAAAGAATCTTTAAAAGCCGCAGGTTTGAATGATCGCGTTCCTTTTGTTGAAAATATTATAGACCCTATACTAGATGGAGATATTTCGGGCATCAAGTTTGGTAAACAGGTTGGTGCTATAGCGGATGAAACAGTGAAAGGTATACAAGGAATAAAACAGGCTATC